CGACACTAAAATAGATCGTACGACTGCGGTTACTGCAGAAGGGACCGTGTAAATAGTAGTTGCACTCGCGGTCGTTAAATCTGCTTTTTTGTTTACAAATGTATTAGCCATTAGTTAATAAAGAAGTTAAATGCTTCTACCTCATCTTTTAAATCTTGTTGAAACGTAGTATTTAATTTTTGCACAATACCATCTATATCACGAACTAAAGATTGTGCATTAGCTACTTCATAATTCTGATCTGGTTGTGTTAATGATTGTACTATCTTAGCCATTATCTATCTGCCAATCGATCCATATGAGAATATATACGACCTATCACCTTGTCCAAAGACATCATCTCACTTTTAAGCATAGCTACAATTGTTGAAAGTTCTATCAGTGTAACCAATGTCCAGGTCGCCAATCCCATTAATATAGTGCCCAATAATCCAATTAGAATCGTGTTAGTCTTCCTGCTCATTATCTTCTACCATCCGGGAAATAATCAATTCTAAAAGTTCCTAACTTCCAAAATTGACTGGTTGAATCAGTGGATACTTTTAACGATATAAATCTTGCTCTTGCACGTGTATCTATTTTATCCGTAGAAGTGTTCACGGTAAACGGACCTAGGGAAGAACTAGCTGCTGTATCGTTAGGAAAATCTTTTAAATCTAATTGTACTACTGCACTTCCTGTTTGAGATACAAAGTCTGGATAGACACGACCGACTCTCATCATAAACTCACCATCTCCTGCAAGTCCTTGTTGTCCAATATCAAAATCTCCTGACTTAATATTAGATGCAATCGCAGTAGATGTTCCAGCTAATACTTGATCTAAACCTGTTTCGTGTTGATAGTAAATAGAAGAACCTTCTGTGTTTCCTTGAACATAGGTAGTAGAAGTAGAACCTACATTATTGTCTGCATCATAATCGGTTGCATGAGGTTTTCCAAAGATAGCAGAATCTTCCCAAGCAGTTCGATCTAAAGTTCCAATAGCCCAGATAGGTCTCTCTGCAGTAGAATCTAAATAATTATAAGACACCATTCTATTTACTACATTCGATCCTTCGTTAGGATAAAACCACATAACCTCACCAAACAAATTATTTAAACCTGCATTGATGTGTTGTTTCGGTATGGTATTGATATCATCATATACATGATCTTCTACTAAACAAGGAAGTGAATCTAGTTTACCACCATATCTAAAGAAACCATTTTCAGACATCCAGTAAGCAACTCCATCTACCTCAACGGCAGCATTCTGTCCAATCAAGCCACAGTTAGTTCCTACTTGTTGAAAAGAGAAAGTAAAAGGTGGTCCAACAAATCGCATAACAAATAATGCAGTATCAGTCCAAACATAAATTGCATCACGACCTCTGATCGCTCCCATAATCTTAGAACCATCGGCAAGTCTTTGTGTTCCTGCGGTGTTGGTTGCTGAAGGAGTGTATGCATCTGTACCATTGATATTCTCTTGATCCGAGAAACGTATGAACATAGGATCTTGAGTCGTCTTGGTTCCAATAGTGGTCTCTGTTCCAAAAAAGATTAAGTGTCGATCTGGTGTAGATACTAAAGTAAACTCGGATGCTGTTGGTGCATTAGCAACAATGGTTGCTCTCGTAGAGTTAGCAGCAGTTGCAGTAGAGTCCCAAGAAAAACTTTCCCCTTTACTAATAGTTGCAATTAATAAATTACCAAAGTTATCTAACGACCATAAACCAGGAGCAGTTACAATGTCACCAGAAGGTGCACTGTTCCAAGCGGAAAAAGAAGCTGCGTTAGTAACGGTAGCTCCAGAACTATGAGAAGCAGCAGTCGTTCCTTGTGCTCCTCTCGTTAATCCAGATAACGTTCCTCCACTATTTCCTGTGTATACAATTAATTCAGTGTCAATCAATACAGTTCCAGAAGAAGGAAAGGAACTAGAACTAGCCATCGTTAAACTAGTAACCGATGTATTAATTCCTGAAGATAAAGTAGATGTAAATTGTCCTGATAATCTTCCTCCCCATTGTCCTAGTCCCCAACCGGTAGAAGCTGTTTCTACTGCAGGTCCTACGGGATAATAATGTTGAACACGAACACCTCCGGAAGTAGTAGCACCACTTCCTGATTCGTTAGAAGGCATTAAAATAGTAATGGTGGTATCAGTTGGAATACTTTGAACAGAAAACTTTTTACTATCAAAATCAGTAGATGTAAAATTAGAATTAGTAATTGATGAAAAATTATCTAATAGAACGACATCTCCTACATTAGAAATGTTGTGGGCACTTGCAAAAGTAATAGTTATAACGGCAGATCCATTAGTGGTAGTAAAAGCACTAGTTAAAGTAGCAGTCGATTTAATAGGGTGAATATCATAAAAGATACCTCCAGAATAAATGTATAGAATTCTATTGGTCCCTAGTGCTGCATATTTAATTCCTGACGTAGTTACAAAATGATGAATAGCAGTATTACGGCCCGTGATCCGTGTGTCGCCTAACTGAGTCCAACCACCGATCTTTTCAGGATTACCATAACGAAATCGTATGTTATCACCATCGACCCATTGACCTTCGCCCCCGGATCCTGTGACCTGTTTATTTATTCCTGGTGCAAATTTTAATTTTTGTAACATATAATTTTATAATACATTATATGTAATGTATCTATGGTTTAGTTGGCCAAGTAACACCTTCACAATCATCAACTGTAGTTAAACCGTCTGGTAAATCTCTCAATGCTTGTCTATAGGTTGTCATGGCATCGCTCATTGTTACGTCTGAGTAGCCGTAAAAATCTGTTTCAGCAAGAAGTCTATTTCTTTTATTTCTTAAATCAGCTAATGCACGAGCAGGAGCTGCATTTGCCCATGCTGTTTCAGCTTGTTCTATAGCAGTAACTTCTTCTGCTGTCAGTTCTACTTGTACTCCATTTACTATTTTATGTGCCATATGTTCTCCTATTATATATTAATTAATTCCATACATCAAGATTGTTCCACCAGTATTTATATTATTACTATTAAAAAAAAATTGTATTCTATTAATAGCTGACGTGGTATTTGCATAACCTGCTACAAATAAATTAGTTGCTTGATTTACATGTCTTACATTTGAAAAATTAGATATATAATGTTTTACAAAAGTAGTAGAAGATGGATTAAATAAAGTAATTATTCCACTTGTGCATTGGTCGCTATCTCCCCCAACTCCCTCTGCTAACCTTTGCAATCCTGTTCCTTGTGCTAAATCTTGTGCTGCTTGATAAGCTAATTCAGCATTATTTCCATCTTCTCCATGTCTAGCATGAAAATAAGTTGATGTTTTAGCAACATTATAATTGCTTCCACTATCTATTGAAAAATTAACACAAAAATTATCTCCATCATTAGCAGGATTCATATTTATACAATAAAATTGATACTCTTTGTAATCTGCATTTAAAGTAAAAGTAATACTAGAAGCGGCAGATGATAAAGTAGTTGCTGATACTAATACCATGTTTCCAGTATTATTTACAACTCCAGCATCAAATATAGTTGTTCCAGCACTAATTAATCCCATTATGTAACTCCATACATTTTTATGATTCCTGAATCAATGTTGCCTGATGACATTTTGAACTGAATTGCATCGACAGCAGAAGTTGTGTTTCCATATCCAGCTACATTAAAATCATCAGAGAGTGGAGTTGTATTAAAGCCATTCCCTCTAGCTATATAATGTTTTACAAAAGTGTCAGATGAAGGGTTAAAAAGTTTTAAAGAACCTGAATATGAACAATCATTATCTGTACTCAAATTTCTAAATAATTGTTGGTCGCCTGTTCCTTGTGCTAAATCTGCATTACCTTGATAAACTAACCCAGAACCACTATCATCTTCCATATGATAACTTTCAAATGCGGTGCTTGTTTTGGCTACATTGTAGTTAGAGCCGCTATCAATGGATAAATTAAATTGATATTCAGCACCACTTGTTGCAGCATGAATATTAATAAACTTAAATACATACGACTTGTAGGTATCATCTAGCACCACTCCACTAGCACCATCTACAAAGGATATGCTTGCAGAAGAACTAGCTGTAATAGATTTGATTAAGGTTAATGCACCTGTTGGTACTGATATTGCTCCAGCGTCAATTAAAGTTGTTCCTGCTGATATAACTGCCATATTACGATCCTTTTATTCCGTAAAGTTTAATTTGACCAGCATCTATGTTACCTGAACTAAATTTAAAATTAATA